AAAATAAATTCCCAACAAACAATTCTCCCCATTTTCCCCCATCCTCCATTCTACCATTCTATCCTTATAAACCACCAACTCTCGTTCTATAGTACTTTCGACTCATATTCACTAGTTCATCAAATTACGTTGACATCTCTATCATTACTGTGTTATACTATAACTAGTAATAGAGATACAATAAGGAGGCAACACAATGACAATAACCACAGAAGAATGGGTAATGTACTACGAGTTAAACAGCATACGATATAATCTAACATTTGACACCAAAGAAGAAGCATTCACATTCTATAATAATTTCAGATCATTCGAAGGATTGGTGGTCTCACACTTTTGTAGATTCCAAATAAAGAGAAGAGAAAACTATCAACCAATTAGCTTTGTAAGATCAATTTATAACACAAAAGGTCAGTTAATCTATTGACACTAACACTCAATCCATGTTATACTAAAGATAGTTAAGAAATACGAATTACTAGGAGGAAACACAAAATGACTTCATCAATCACACTTAAAGGAATTAAAGAAATTAGAGGTTTCATTATGCGACAACTAGCAATAATCAAATTAGAAGCACATATCACAGATGAATCTCTAATCAGATTTAATGTTGTAAACTGTGATGTAACTATAGAAGTAAAAGGAACAGATGATAAAGTAGAAGTAGAATGTGTGGTCAAGAACGAAACAGGAGACACACTAAACGTTATAAAAATTGGTACTATTGACGGACTGTTAAATCTATCAAAAAATATCACTAGATTAAAACTGGGAGGTAAATAATATGTTTACATTAGAAGATTTCATTGCAATGGTAGAAGAGGAAATGTCATTCACTACAATATCTATGAACATTACAGAAGAAGGAACAGAACTAACAGTCTATTATGAAGACAACAAAGCGACAAACTTCCATAACTATAAGATCATAGATGACGGTGAGATCGTAACACTAGAAATAAGAAACGACTGTATGGATGAACCTATTGAAGTTCTAATGCCTGAGGACTTAGAACATGCATTCCAAGTTATGAAGGATTATGATGATGAATTGTGGACAAGACAAGACAGTATTTATGTAGCAGGTGACTTGCTATGATTGAGACAATAACTATCTTATTCAAACACTACAACTCAGATGAATTCGAGTCTATCAGACAAGGAACTATGGAAGAAGCTAAATTAACAGCACAAGTATTGTTCAAGAACCCAAAAATAGAGAAAATGCTAATCAAGAGAACCGAAACAATAGCAAAAGGTTGTTGCATGATTAGTAAGAAAGATTTTTACTATGATATAACAGGTAAGGAAGTGACAATCTATGATTGACATGCAAGAAGTTTTAAACGATCTTTACTATAAACATGGTCTTCAACATAACACTGTTTATGCTCATGATAGGTTTTACAGCGTGATATACACAGATAACGCAACACTATCTATTACTATAGTTCATACATCACTTAGAGGCTGTAAACAAGTTCTTTTGAAAGTCACAGACAAATTCACATCATTATCTTTAAATAGAAAATACAAAACATCAAAAGGTCTAATAAAGAGAATAAAATCCTTAGAAAATAAAATTATTTAGTAGACAAACTAGAAAATACATGTTATACTAAGTATAGAAGTTAAGAGGAGGAAACACAAATGATTAAACAATGTGGAATTGAGTTAGACTTTCTAGCAAACTATATTATAGTTGAAGAGGATACACTGTTCCTTACAACACCTAAACAGGTTGAACCTTTCAGAACTAAAGACTATATCGAAGCAGTTGTCGAAGCTAAGAGAAGACATGAACTAGCAGAAGGTCTAGGTAGAGTGAAAATAGAAGGGTTTAGATTCGCTTATAACGGTGAAGACTTATTAAAACACGAATTCACTATGGATCACAACGGTAGAATAACAAGCGCAACAACAAGAGTCATCCAAAAAGGTTTTGAAATGCCATAATATATTTAAAGGAGGTGATAAAATGTTTACAACCGCGGCTACCGCCATTGGGTTATTCATAATAGGTTTACTGGTAGGTCACACAATATCTAAAAAATAACTTAACTGATCATTTCGTTATTCACTGAATCCCTAGACCGTCCATCTAGGGGTTCTAAAATAGGAGGAATTTAAAATGGGTTACGTCAGACTAACACAATCACTAGATTACTTAAAAGATTATATAGAGAATGAAGAACTATCAATGTCAGTTTCAAGAGTTGTAGAACAAGGAGAAACAGTGAAATTAGTCATTTTGTCTCCTTATTCAACAAGAAAATACTGTGTTGAACTACTTTCTTCACAAAGATTTCTAGTTTATGAAGAAGACAATAAATATCAACGCAAGGCATTTTACATAGCGAAAACAAATAAAGGTGTTTTAGGTAGAATAAATGAACAAATAGATGTTTATGAACAAAAGATGAGAAGACAAAAGAAAATAAGAGATAAAGAATACAATTTAAGGTTGACAGAAGAAGAGTAGTATAGTATACTAAAGATAGTTAAGAAAGACAAAACAAATTGGAGGAAACACAAATGACAAACACTGTAGTAACAATTAAAAACACTGAAAGCTATTCAATCTACGAAAGCACAATTCAACTTATACTAGACGACAAACCAACAACACAATATAAAGTATTAGACAAACGTAATACAGATTGGTCTCATCCTTTAACAAATGTAGAAACACCATCAATCAATGAAATGCTTGTACAACTATCAATGATTGACAATGACTTATATGAGCTAATCATGGAGGACATGGAGGTGCAAATAGTATGACAATCACATTTGAACTTTGGATGTTAGTTGTAGCAGGAATCATCATACTTTGTGTAGGTTGGGGAATTGGTAATAAACTTTCAGAAGACACAGAAGAGATAGACCTATCAGAAGACTATCAAATCATTGAAGACTTGAAAAGAGAAGAAAGAGAGCTACACGCTAGATTAGAACTACTAAGAGACAAAGAGTATTCAATTCAAACAGGTAAATTTGTTGCAAGCCACTATGAAGAAGCATTAGAAGTTTATGAAAGACTAGGAATTAAAATTCCACTTGACATCATTGAAGAACTAACTTATTTGAATGGTTTCAGAACAAAAGATGAGGTAATGAGTTATATTGAAACAATGAGAAATAACTGGAAACAAGAAAATAGTAAAAAGGTAGGTAAACTAACATGAAAAAACATTATATCAAACACTCACTAAACAACCTACAAAACTTATTACATTCAAGGTTAATAGCTGTAGACAGAGACACATATTTTGATGCTTTAGCAATAATCCATGAAATTAAAAAGGAGCTTGACAAAAATGACAATTAACGAGAGGTATAAAGACATTCAACCAAACGTACTCAGATCAAAACACATTCAACCTGAAAGATTAACACCAACTAAAAGAGAAGTAGAAAAGGTTCTACATCATTTAATGGCACATGGAATTATTACCACAGAAGAACAAATGTCGTTATTACAACAAGCATATATGGTAACAAAATAAAACCGCCCTTTTGAGGCGGTCTTTTAGTATATTCTCATTTGTTTAAATATGTCATAACCCTTTTTACGAACAACCTGATTTTCAAATCTAAGCATGCCCTTTTTAAATGCACTAACCATCTTACTCAATTTATAGTTACTTTTCCAACCATCAATGAGAACGTTTTTTTCTGTTAAGTCATCAGAAGTTAATGCAAATATTTGATTGCTCTTTGGATCATATGACTCAGAAAGATACATAAGCATTTCCTCTCTGTCAACCCATATACCATAGTTAACACCGCCATATCTAATACCAAAGTTAAACACAGATTTCTTACTCCTCTTTTTAACAAACAAGTCTGAGTCTTGCGTAAATTTGTTATCGATACTCATTTCTTCATAGGCTGTACCTGCAATCAATTTACCAAACCTTGTTTGCCTGCGGGCATCTGCAAATGCATCATTCTTAACAATCTGAACAACAATAGAATCATTCTTTGAGAACTCTTTGTTCACGTCAGGATAGAAACCAAAATATAAGAAGTATGGGTTAACAAGTGTCACAGCGTTACAAGCACATAAGACTCTTACGGCAGGATCATCCATTCTGTGTCTGAAAACTGTGTCAATGATGTTTAACAAGGAATCCACCACGTTAGGCGGATACCCTGTTAAGTCTTTTTCTCGAACAAACTCATCAAAGAAGATTGTATATACGTTAGGATAGGAAGACGATTTTAGAGCTTGCCAACCACTTAATGGAATTGCAAAGCCTGCCACTTTTCCATTAATCATTAACTCATTACCTTTAACTTCAAATTTAGTGTTAGGGTAATTGATAGAAATATCATCAAAGAATTTAGCTTTGTTCTTACTAATTTCAGTTTTATACATTCTTAAATATACAAACTGTCTACCATGTTTAAGAAAGTCGTCTACTAATTTAGTTTTAATCCCGAATGACTTACCCAATCCCCTTGCACCAATTACGCAAGAAATTAATCTACTGTATGATAATAGTTTATGTGGTGTCCAAAATAGTTTCTCATCCATCTTCTACATCTCCTTATTTAATAGGTATTTTAATAGTTTCACCTGCATAAATAACATCTTTTTTCTTCAAACCTGCGTTAGCATTATAGATAGCATCAACGGTCGTTTTATGTTTAGGATCGTGTGCAATGCTCCACAGCGTGTCACCTTTTTTAATTTTATAGTTAATAGTTTTAGCTTTAGGCTTAGTTTTCTTTTTAAGACCAAGATACTTCGCCACACCGTCCGCATGAGCAATGGCGATTTCATCCATAAACTTACTGTTTTGTAGTAATTCTAAATCAGTAGCTTTATCAATGAAAAGTGTTTCAGTTAAAACGGCTTCCATTTTAGTTTCTCTAACTACTGCTAGGTTAGCAGACTTTTTACCACGATCTTTCACATTATACTTTTTGAGAACCTTCTCAATTTCTCCATGTACTTTATCTTGCAGAGAACCTTTAGCACTAGGATACTTAAACGTTTCAAACCCTGTGCCACCACCCGCATTAATATGGAATGAAACAAAAGCATTAGCCTTATTTCTGTTAGCGAATTTAGCACGTTCTGATAATTCTACAAAGGTATCACCACTTCTAGTTAGTAGAACCTTGTGACCATCATAAGTAGATTCTAGGTGAGACTTAGCTTTCTTTACTAGTTTCATTACTAGGTCTTTTTCATAGATTTTACCTTTTACTGCTCCTGCATCTTTACCACCATGTCCACCGTCTAAAACAATAATTTTAGTCATTTTTCTTATCTCCTTTATTAGTAGAATTAAAGAACGTGTTAACAAAGTCTAAGAAAACTTCCGTTTCTTTACCGTCATCACTTAGTTTCAAATGAGACAAAATACTATTTAGCTCAGCATAGATGTAGCCAAAGTAGAACACATACAGTGCACCAAGACCAATAGGTTCAGGCATTAAAACACTAACTGGAATAAACAGTATAGCCATAATAGTAAATTTCATTTTACGCATAATCCCATCTATAGTTTTACTAGATTTATAAACTATAGATTTATTAAATTTAGCGTTGATAAAACCAAAGAAGAAGTCTACTATATTCAACACACCGATTATACCTAGTAGAAAGTATACCTTTGTGTCATCCGTTTCCATCAACGAATGCAAGAAATCAAACATTTTTACCAATCTCCTTTTACCATTTCCAACCGTTTACAGCGTCGGATAATAGTAGATGTATTAAGTCTTTCGTTTTGTCTCTACCTGCTCCACCCCCACCGTCTTGATTACCACAATCTTCTGCATCTAAACAAGTCCAAGGGTAACCACCACCATTAGCTATATCTACTCCACATGTAGAGAATACATTGTAAATATGTAGAGGGTTTGTTCTAGTAAACCTCTCGCCTTCCCACACATCAAGATGCCAATGCTCCCCTGAACTATTACCACTGTTACCAGTTCTACCCATTAACTGTCCTTTACGGAGTTTATCCCCAACATCAAACAATAGATTATCATCATGTATATTTCTAAACACTATATTTCTTACATTGCCATCAGCACATAGAACAGGATTGATAGATTTAAATGTTAAAATGGCTTCGGGGTTATTTCTCTGAATACATTCACAATCGAAAGGTGCATAATAAGGATAGTGTGATGTTTTACCAACAAAGTCCATTGCCAGTGTTCCCGCATGAGAGAAACCACCGTCTTCACCTTGTGTTACATAGATGTAGTCCATTGGGAATTGTGCTACTTGAACACAATCTCCACCGTCACCTCCACCTTCTCCTGAAAGGTTATTAAACCAATACCTAGCTTGCGTTGCTCTGTTAGGTTGGTTAGGGTTGGCAGGTCTTTCATAGTGTCTTAGAAACAGTCTTGCACAGTCTTCGGGAGAAGTTTTTAACTTAGTAAATTGTCTGAATGTTATGTTTGGGTGAATCCATTGCACGTTATTACTAACTTCCCATAAAATACGTTGTAGATTACTATCCATTGCAGGAGGTGAAAGGTTTCTACTGTTAGCCCAGTTAAGATATTTAGTAGCGGGTGTCCACTGCACTAAACCGAAACCTAAACGAGTATTTCCAGCATCTAAATTTTGCCATATACCGGGGTTTATGGTGCTCTCAGTTTCCATGTTTCCCAACATGCCACAAATAGCTTCTCTTGTCCACCCTCTTGATAGGAGGTAACCAAGAATGTACTCGGCATTCTCGGTCATTTCCTCTCTATTAAGATAACCATTACGAGATACTACCATTAACTAAACACAATTCCTTGTCTTGATACTTCATTAACAGTTCTGTTAATTGTGCCAATAGCATCTACCGCAACTATTTGACTACCGTTGTAAATTGCAAAACCCCACTCAGTTGCACCCGTTGCGTTAGAAGTGTATGCATTTACTTTTCCACCTTGTGTGGCTTCCATACCTCTTTTACCTGCTCTTAAGGCTTCAAGGAAACTAGCATCAACTTCACCCTGTATAGCCATTACACCTCTTTCACCGCAATCATTAGCTTTACCACGATTTATAACAACTCTTCCACCTCTTGTAGATTCAACCCCATGTTTAGTTGCATTAGACACGTTAGCTTCATTGGCGAACACGTCACCTGCATAAGCTAAAATACCGTTACGCCCTGCATCTGTTAACACAGCTTGGTGAGCGTTAATAGTAGAACCATGAGTACAGTGTAAAGCGTCTTGCTGTGCGTTTTTAGCACTACCATAAATAAAGTTTACGGTTGACGCGTTACCTGCTGTTACTGCGTTTGTTCCTGAATTATCTGCCGTTGCCCCATAAGCATCGACAATCGACGATCTGTTAGCATAAATACCACCATTTTTACCGCCTGTAGTAGCATACTCAATGTTAGCCGATGATCCTCTTGTGACAACAATTCCTGATGCACCTGCGCCAACGAATGAAGCATAACGAGCATCTAGTGTTGAACTTGCATAAACAGTCACACAGTCGTCAAGTGCATTATCGAAGTTACCACTTCTTGCAGAAGCTTGTGAACCGGAAGTAATTAAAATGTTATGGTGACCACAGTTATTAGCTCTCGCAAGATTCAACTGCGCCGAGCTACCTTGTGAAATGTTAAAACCAACATCACCACATGAATGTGCTTCGGCTCTAGTTGCTGATAGTGTGCTATTCCATATGCGGAAACCGTCACCCCTTGTTTCAACTTGACCACCTTCTACTACTTGCGCTCTGTTACCACAATTGTTTGCTTTAGCACCATGAGCTACTACAGACGACCCGTTGATAGCAGATACACCAATGTATGTGGCATTAACAACTCCACCACCCATTAAAATGCGTAAACCAGAGTTGTCTAAATGAAAACCACAAACGTTAGCTTTATCACCACAGTTACACAGATCAAAAACAGTATCAATGTTAGGAAGATTACCATTCTTTACAGCAAAGACAGGTGTCACTACATAGTCAGGTGATACATTTACATTTATGTCTTGTTTTAAGTATCTAGTGTCTACTAAAACTGTAGGTTCTTCAGAAGTAATTGTAACATAGGATAGGTTAACACCTTCAAGGAAGACCTGTTCTTTCAACTCGTGACCCTTCAAAATGTGCCATTCAATGCTCGCTCTGTTTGATACAAGTTTGTTTGTCAGAGCGTCTACCGCTGCGTTTAGAGATGGGTAGTCTCCACCTTCACCGATTGTATAACGCACACTCTGTTTAATAAAGATATTATCTATCTCTCTATCAACGTATAACTTAAGCTCTTCAATAACTTGCTCAAGTCGAGACTCTACCCATTCACGTTTCGCATAATCGTCTAATGCGCCTTCGAGCAACTCTCTAATCGTACCGTCTTCTAACCATTTTTGGAGAATCTTTTCAACTGTTTCACCAAGTGATTCCTCCAACCATTTTACAATTTCATTCCATTTATCAATAAGATCATTTGTTAATAATCCTAGTTGATTGCAGTATTCTATCAGTTTATTTACCTTTTGTAGTAATGTTAGTGATTCATCCATTGCGGTTGGTAAGTAATCTATGTTATACTTATAACCACTAAGAGGTCTAATGTGCGCAAGAGGCTGAAACTTAGTCATATTATTCACTCCTTTAATTGTAGACAAGCATAAACAGTTCACGCATTTCATCAAAAATCATCTTTTCAACGTTTAAGATTGCTTCCCTGTGTTCTTTAATCAATTGAGGATATGAAACGTTGCCTTGTTTACCATAAACATGGTCTCTTAACTTCTGTTTCTCATCCTTCTCTGATTTAAAGTCATCCACGTTGTTACCTTCTGTAATGTTGTTTGTCTGACCTTCGGATTCTGTTTTACCTGTGCTATCATTTTTCGTTGTTGCGTCACTTTTACCAGTTTCGCCAATTTTCTCTTTATTGTCTTCTTGTGTCAGATCGGTAGCATATTCAATGACATTATTACCATTAACTATATCTAATCTACCGTCAGGTGTGTCTTCAAACATGCGCTTGTTCTTAACTGTTCTATCTGTGTCAGACTCTTGGTTGACCTTGGTAGAACCATTCTCACTAGTGACAACATCTGATGAGCTAGATGCCTTGCCATTATTTTCGATTCGTGAATCGGTTTTACGGTTATCTACTTGGTCAAGATTCCTTTCTAAATCAGAGTCTTTCTTGTAGTCTACATTGTACAAAGGATTGTATTCTAGTTCAGTAGATTCTAGAATTTTATTCCAATATGGCATGTGTAGGTTGAGCCATTCTTCTAAAGCGAATTTAAACCTACCTTCTGTCTCAAAACCGATTTCTTTAAAGTAGAAATGTTTGATAAATTTAGTTTCAAATTCTACTTTATAATTTGATGCAATGGGATAAGAAAAGTCGAATAGTCTTTTTCTACCTTCTTCAATAACTTCATTTCTAGTTAGACCTGTCTTGTACTGAGTCGCCCACTCGATTATCTGATGCAACGGCATCGTGTACCCCGCCATTTTCAACATCCTTTCTAAGTCTCACACTTACATTAAGACCATAGTATTCGTTAATCATTTTAGCGGCTTCTTGTCGAGTAGCAAGGTAGATGTTAGCTGATCCTTGAATCTGATCATTATTACTTTCTACTTCGCTTTGGATTAAGCGCTCTTTCTTATCCGTATTGGCGTTAGAAAGACCTAAGAAAGTCATCGCTTCATTCCATTGATCCTTAAACAACATGGTTAGTTTGTCGGCGACATAAGGCGCATCAGTTCTCAACACCTCAATATCATCAGTGTTAATTTTCCTATCCGCAATGATAACAGGTTCGTTACCTTCATACTTATTATAAATTTGCTTAAGAGAGAATAAAGTGTTGTCTCCACCTTTAATTAAAACAGGTGTTTTTTGTGCATTTTGGTTGACATAGATAGTTTCTTTTAGTTCTGCAAGGTTCATCGCATAAAGATTTAATATGTCTAAAGTGGGTAACTTTTCCAAGTTATTATAAATCACAATACCCTGACCTTCTTCTCTGAATTCTTCACCCAAGTCATACCAGTATAATGGGAACGACTTTTGATATGTAGGTGCAGAAGCTGTAAAATAGTTTGGTTGGTTGTATAAATTTACTTGTCCACTTAATGTGCCTTGAACACCTAAATATCCTAGCATTTCATCTTTATAGAAAGCCACAAAACCACGTTGATGTAATTGCTTTTCTAAGAAAACTGGATCAACTGTTTTTGGCAACCCACTCCATTCAAACATCTGATAAGCTAGTGAAAATAAATATCTTTGGTAAGTATAAAACCATAGATTGCCTCTTTTACGTTGTATTTCTCCTATGGTCTTATAAGCAAAACCATCATTATGCATGTTATCTCACCCCATTCGTTACATTGTAGTTTCCAACATCATCAACATGCCATAATGTGATACCACCATCAAACACAGCCTTGATGTCATTTAAATCTTCGTTGGGTATATCTCCTTTAATGTTGCAACCTTCTGTCTCAACATAGTTAAATGCCGTCCTAGTTCTAAGGTTAGGTACTTTTACTCTATTAGTTTTGTAACCGAATGACTTAAAGAATGTGGATAATTTAGACATATACTCAGGTTTAATTTGTTTAATCATAAATCTAACACCTGTATACAAGTTACCAAAACTATAAGAAATGTTGCCACCCATTTTTACTAGGTTAGGTGGAATGTTGTTGATGTCTTTAAGTTGTGCGTCAATCCCCTGAATGTTGAGGACGCTTTGTCCTGCCGTCTGTACTAGATTAGTAGCTGATTGTGCTGTACTTAAACCTACAGCGCCTGCGCCTGCTGATGTAGCCTGTGAAGCGTTTGGTAGCGCACCAATTGCACTAATAGTAGAGCCAATCGTGTTAGTAATACCACTAAATGCGGCTGTATCTAAACGGTTTCTAATACTGTTTGCGTTGCCTTGCATGTAAGCTGATGTGTAGTCATTGACAATGGCAATATCGTTTGGTGAGTCATTGAGAAAACCTGCCTCTATTGAAGCGAATTCAGATAGTTTATTATAGTTGTCAATGGTATAAGAAACTTTGTTGTTAGTTCCTATACTACCTTTGGAGATAACTTCTACGTTGCCATCAATATACTCCATTTTATATTCTACTCGGTTTCCTTTAAAATCATCCATTACTAGAACAGTGTAAGGATACATAAGTAATTTAGATTCGTTTGGCTTATTAATTACACTGTACTGGTTAAACATTGGTTTTTTCAAATAATGGAAAGTAGGCGAGTAAGTCAATTGAAGTAATGGTAGATTATCCTCACCAATTACCCTACCTTGAATGAAGCATTCTTCTTGAAAAAATACTTTTAATTGGTTGCCTGTGTCTAACTCTACACCCATTGGTAACCCTGTATTCTCAGTGAGATAAATATTGACAACGTTGTTTACAGCAGATTCATTTTTGTATATTTCTTTTAACACTTGTTCTACAGGTTGCTGAAACCTTGATTGCCTTAAATCTGTAGGTCTTTGGTAGTAGTTAACGGTTACTACAGGAAAACGCCCACCGTTCTCTCTGTTAATCGGATAAAGATAGGTCACAAGTGGTTGAGGTGCGCCGATATAGGAAGGGGAAATTTCCTGATCCCCTTCATCGACTGTGTGAATCTCTTGTTTAGCCTGAATCACCAACCATTGTAAACCTTCAAAAGGATTAAAGTGATACTCATAAATTGTGTCATAGTCTGTACCATAATCTAGTTGTTCAGGTATCGTATTTACTACTGGTCTTCCATTCGCTTGGTATTCCGAGTGGTGCTCTCTTTTAATGTAGCTAGGTTGAAAATCTATTTTATGCATCCACGTTTGTATTACGTCAATGGTAAAATATAACCTAGTTCTACTAGCACTTACATATTCAATTTTAGTTACGAATGCGTAAAACCATCTGTTTATATAGCTAGTGTTATTAAACATAAAGTAGTTAACGTCATATACTTTGTCATAAGGAACGTCTATAGTTATATAGTCTCGTTGACCTCTGTTCTCTTTACTACCTGTAAAAACAACTTGGTTTTCGCTGTGTCTTGTACGCTGTGACATAAAATATTCTAATTGAGCAGACTCACTTGTAAACCATCTTGTATGTTTGTAATCACTTGTGAAAGGAATGCCCGCTAAAAATCGGACATCCGTTCCACTAGTTGGTAGTGTTGGCATAAACTAAACCTCATTTCTTAACCTTCACTTGGTGGTTCTTCAATGATTGGAGATGCATTGAAGTCAGGAGTAATTGTTACATGTGCTTCTCCCACAACGTCCTCACCTGATTTAGGGTCTTTAACAGTAGCTTTCACACGAACATCTCCACCAACTGGTAAAGGCATTGTACTGTTAAGTTCGACTTTAGCTTGGTTCGTTTGATAATTGAAAGCAATAGTATTGAATTCAGCTTCGCTCATAGAGATGTTTTCCAATGACCACACAATGTTTTCAGGAGTGTAATTCGCTGTGATAGAACGTGTAACAGCTTCCATTGGTAGAACCTTACCCGATTTAACTTGTCCTACAGCAGGTGTTACAATGACTTGTGTGACATCTTGAATTAACAAGGCTTCATCAACGAATGCAACCGCATTGGCGAAACGTGAAGTAGAAAGAATCTGCCAAATGTGAAGGAAATAGTTCCAGTAAAGTCCTTGTGCGTTACGCTGTGATTCTAAACGGAAAATCTGATCATAAAGCATAAAGAAATCTTTATCAACCATTACAGCCTTTAAACCAGTAGAAGCGAATCCATCAACAATGATACGGCGACCAATGAATTCAGTGTAAGTAAGGTTGAATGCTGATGCTAGTTGATTCACATCAATTTCAGCTTCTGTGTCTGCATCCATGATGATGTAGAGATCGTCTAAGTCTGTGCGTGTATGCACTGCCATAGAGTTGAAGTCTCTTGTACCCATTGGAAGAGTCATCTTACGAGCTGTAGCACGTGCCTTAGTCAAGAATTCTTTTGGCTCTACAATGCCGTTAGCTTGAACCTTAACAGGTAATACTTTGAACAACCCTTTAGAGTAATAGTTGTCAATCAAAAGTTTAGTGTAACGGAATTCGTCAACCTCTGCTGAGTTATAAACGGCTGTAAGAATAGTAGACAAGAATTCATCAAACTTCTGTGCGTTAGTGAAAGCGGCTTTAAGTTGTTGATCAGAGATAGTTTGTTTGTAGAAAACTTGACGGTTACGTTCATGGAACAACGTTTTAACGTTTGGAATCTCACGCTTGTAAACCTCTGTTTCTGCTGTTTCAGGATCGTAAACGTGTTCTTTAACTAGATCAGTGAAGATTTCTTCAATCTTGCGACCATATTCAAGTGTACCCTGTTTGAAGACTTTAAGTGGGTTATTCATTAGTTTGTGTCGAATAACAACTAGTCCAATACGATCCACAAGAGTGTGAATGAAATCATTCTGCAATGTTTGTGAAGCTAGTAAACCTGTTCCGAATTCTGCTACATCTTTCGCACTTGTTAGGTTAGCGAATTCAGAGAATTGAGGGTTTTCGTTAATGATAGCATTGATAATGTCATATGACTCTGTAATGCCTAACGAGTTTTTAAAATCTGTTAATGTAATTCTAGCCATAATTTTTAAATCTCCTTTGAAAATATATTTTAGCCTATAGGTAAGTTATTGCCTACAAGTTGACTAACGGTGACCTTCTCACTAAATGTTTTCTTTTCCTCTTCGGGTGAAGGTTCAGGTTTTGGTGGTAAAGTGTGCTGTGTGTACTTGACGAACAACATATTGTTTGCTTGTTGTAAGTCTTCTTTCTTCTTTTGTGTTTCTGCTAATTGCTCCTGTAATTCATTGTGTTGACTATGGAACGCTGTAACACTTTCTTGAACCTTTAATAGTGCCTCTGTCTTCTGCTCTTCTAGCGCTTCGGGGTTACCGATTGTTGCTAGGTACTCATTGAACTCTTCTAAATTTAATGTCATTATCATAACCTCCTTTAACTATGATTTAATTATATCATTTTTTGAGCATATATAATAGGAAGAAACACGACTCTATGAATTCTTTTTAAAAAACTTTCAAAAAAGGGTTGTCTTTTTGTTCTATCGGTGTTATTATTTAATTAACGCAAGGGGAACACATTAAAACACAACAACAAAACACATGGCGGTTAACAAAACTAGCATTTATAAAAGAGTGTGTAATAGAATGTGTTTTCCCTAGTGTTACAAACTAAACTTAATAAAAGAGGAGAAACAAAAATGAAAAAAACTATTTCAAGAACTATTCCAACAACTAAGGCTGTATTCGCAAAGGTAGAACAAGTAGACGGTAAAATTCAAGCGGTTGAAAGTGTTGAGAAATTACTTGGTAACTTATCACTTGAAGAAGCTCAAAAGGAACTAGCTAAGGTTCATGGTTCAGTAACAGTCCTTTCAGTAGAAACAGAAGCTAAGTTATATGAAGCAAGCGTGTTAGACTTTATCAAGTTAGCAGAAGAAAGCGGATCAGTAGTAGAGTCGCAAGATGAATTAGAAGATTAATAAAATAAAAGTTGCAATCTAGTAACACATATGTTATACTAAAGTTAAGGTAATCAATTCAAAGTCTTGTAAAACAAAAAACTATAAAATTAAAAGGTGGAAATTAAAATGACTAACGAAATCAAAGCTGTAGAACAAAAAGAAGAAGCTGTAATTGTATCTGAAACTAAGGATTATGTAAAAGTATATGAGAATGGTAAATATCGTCGCAAAGCTAAATACCAACAACTTAACAGTATGTCTCACCGAGAATTAACTGACGAAGAAGAAATCAATATCTTCAACTTGTTGAATGGTGCAGAAGGTTCAGCTGTAGAAATGAAAAGAGCTGTAGGCTCTAAGATTGTTATTGCAGACTTTATCACAGTTCCTTACACTAAGATTGATGAAGATACAGGAGCAGAAGAAAACGGTGTTCTTACTTACTTAATTGATTCAGAAGGTACAACTATTGCAACATCTTCAAAAGCTGTATACTTTACTCTTAACCGTTTAATGATTCAATGTGGTAATCATGCAGATGGAACTTGGAAGCGACCAGTTGTAGAGATCATCTCAGTTAAACAAGCTAATGGTGACGGAATGGATCTTAAATTAGTTGGTTTTGATAAAAAGAAATAAGGGTGAATTCATAATATGGTAGTTACACAAGGTGGTGTATACCATAATTTGAAAGAATCAAGGTACGTTGTCACCTGTGAAAATGGGTTGGTAGCGTACTTTTTTTCTTCAAATTTGTATATGCAGAAATTCCTAAACAAATACATAGATAATAGAGAAAAAGCCAATCTTAAAATGTCTAAAACTTTCAAAGGGTTCGACTTAGAAGTAGATTTACTAGCTGATCTATGCTATTATAGAGAGGTAGAGAAGAGAGGATTTCTAGTCCTCTTTAGAGGAGATGTTATGACATGGCAAGAGAGTCAGAATTTAGGCTTACAAAGGCGCAACGAGAAGAAGTCTCTAAATTATCAAGAAGTGTCAAGGCTAAAACTACGAGACTACTTAAAAACTATGGGCAAGACTTTACCGCATACATAAGCCCTAAAAGCCCTGATGATTTCAAGTCTTTAAATGAGTTCAACGCATTCAAAAAGAGAGCTGAGAATTTCACCGATAGAAGTAATAGAGATTTTCAGTTTGTTCAAAATCAGTATGGTGTTGTTATATCTAAATCTGAATTAGATGAGATACTAAGAGACACTAAGAAAGCACAAGAAACAGCAGAAAAAATACTAGACAAGTTTAATGATGTTGAAGTTATTTCAGGTGGTAAGTCTACAGGTTTCACAGTTGGAGAAAACAAGGAATTGTTAGCAAAGCCTGATAAAGGTTTTGGTAGAATAGAAGACTTTGATTTTGAAAGTGTAAGAACACAAGAAGGCTTAGATAGGTTTGCGGCAAGAGCTAAAAACAGAAGTAAAGAAGCATATTATGAGGAGAGTCTTAGAAGACTACAAGACAACTTTATTAGATCGGTAGAAGGTACTTTTAATAGTGATGCTGATGACGTTGTGGAAAAGTTGAGAAATCTTCCGGCTGATGACTTTTATGAATTATTTTCTATCTATGATGAGATAAGTTTTGAAAACTTTGACTCCGAAAATGCTTTAGGTATGGCAAGTGAGTCCATTCTTGAAAGAGTGAGAATGTATGTTAATGCTTATTTTGATGGGAAGAGTGATATGTCGTTAAAGGGTTTTTAATGTAGGAGAGGAGGAGGTGCTTATATCTGATGGCTAGAAATGTGTATGTGTGTGACTTTGAAACAACAACCGACCCCGAAGATTGTAGACTATGGGCTTGGGGTTGGATGGATTTATACAATACTGATAATTGGAGTTATGGTGAAGACATTGATAGTTTCATGGAATGGGCGCTCAACTCAAATGCCGACATTTATTTTCACAACTTAAAGTTTGACGGTAGTTTCATACTACCTTGGCTACTTAATAACGGTTATGTACACACAGAAGAAGATAGAACAAATACACCAAGGGAATTCACAACAACAATTAGTGGTATGGGTCAATGGTATGCAATTGATGTTTGTATTTCCACAAAAGGCAAAAATAAAAATCATGTTGTGTTCTATGATTCTTTAAAGAAACTTCCGTTTAAAGTTGAGCAAATAGCAAAAGGCTTTGGGTTGCCAGTATTAAAAGGTGAGATAGATTATAAGAAACACAGACCCGTTGGTTATCAGATGGATGACAATGAGTTGGAATACCTTAAACATGATTTAATGATTGTTGCTTTAGCTCTTAGATCAATGTTTGAGAATGATTTTACATCTATGACAGTTGGTTCAGATGCGCTTAACACTTATAAAGAAATGTTAGGAAATAAGCAATGGGAAAAATATTTCCCTGTTCTAAGTCTTAAATTGAATGAAGGAATAAGAAAGGCTTATAAAGGTGGATTCACTTGGGTAAACCCTAAGTTTCAAGGTAAAGAGATTTACGGTGGAAAAGTTTATGATGTGAATTCTATGTATCCTGCTATGATGATGAACAAATTATTACCTTATGGAGAACCTAGATTATTTATGGGTGAGTATCAAGAAAATGAGGATTATCCTTTATACATACAACAAGTGAGATGCTTCTTTGAATTAAAAAAGGACAAGATACCTTGTATTCAAATAAAAGGAAATGCTAGGTTTGGTCAGAACGAATATCTTACATCATCAGGAGATGAATATGTAGACCTCCATGTGACAAATGTTGATTGGGAATTGATTAAAGAACATTACCACATTTATGAAGAACAATATGTTGGCGGGTTTATGTTTAAAGGTTTTGTTGGATTCTTTAATGATTATATTAACAGATTCATGGAAATCAAAAACAGTCCTGAATCATCAGCAGAGCAAGTTTTACAGGCTAAACTAATGTTAAACAGTTTGTATGGTAAGTTTGCAACCAACCCTGATGTAACTGGTAAAGTTCCTTACTTAGATGAAAACGGTGTTTTGAAATTCCGTAAAGGAGAGAAAAAGGAACGTGATCCAGTATATACACCTATGGGTTGTTTTATTACAGCTTATGCGAGAGAAAATATTCTTACTAATGCTCAGAAATTGTATCCACGTTTTATTTATGCCGACACTGATTCTATACATGTTGAAGGGTTTGAAGAAGTAGAACCAATAAAAGACGTTATTGATCCTAAGAAACTAGGTTATTGGGATCATGAGGCTACATTCCAAAGAGCAAGATATGTTAGACAGAAAACATATTTCATTGAAACTACTTGGAAAGAAAACGAAAAAGGAAAATTAGAAGTTTGTGAACCACAAGATGCTACTAAAGTTAAAAACAAGATAGCTTGTGCAGGAATGTCAGACGCTATAAAAGAAAGAGTTACGTTTAAAGAATTTAAAATAGGTTACAGTACCCATGGTTCATTAAAACCGAAAAACGTTTTGGGTGGCGTTGTTTTAATGGATTACCCATTTGCAATAAAATGATCATTTTTAGCAGAAAGAAGTTGATAGATTCTATTGACTTCTTTTTTAATTCATAGTATACTAAAGATAGTTAAAGAGGAGGTAATATAATGAATGAAGAAAAAATGCATTACAGAGACGCTATAAAAGAGGTTGAATTAACAATGATGAGTTTAGATTCTCATTTCAGAACACATAAGGAATTCACAGACAGTTATCTGTTAGTATTAATTTTAGAAGATGTTGTTGGAGAAACTAGGGTTGAAGTTTCAGAAGGTCTTACATTCGACGAAGCAAGTTACATAATTGGTGGAACTTCTGACAACATACTAAACATGCATATGATTAATTATTGTGAAAAGAATAGAGAAGAAATATACAAATGGTTGAAGGTTAGTAGAGTAAACACTTTTAAATCTAATTACGCTAAGATGTTGCTTAACACAGCTTACGGAAAAGACTTGTTGAAAGGTGTGGTAAAATGAGTAAGAAAGAATGTAAAGAAATGGCTATAGCTTGCGGTGTGTTGTCGGTGTGTCTCATTGGTATTCTAATTTGTGTTATGATAAGAGGGGGAATTTAAATTGTTTGCATATGACGAGTTTGGGGATTTGTATAAGAAAGAAAATGTTGAGGGAATTGAAAAAACAAGATATAGAATTAGAATTAATAATTCAATAATGTTTATTGGTTCTATTGACTATGATTTCACTAACAACAAATTAAAGAATGTAATTTTGAATCCTAAAGGAACCTTTAACTTCGAGAATGAAGAAGAATTACAAACAAATGTAAATGCACTTAGAAAAGCAGGATTACAAATATCAGTTGAAAAAATGATAAAAAGATTTGATATATCTATTGACAATTCATTCTAAACATGCTATACTATTAGTATAAGGCATTGAGGTTCAAATATATAGGCTGTGTGGCGGGTAGCCTACCGTAAAAAGTACCGTCAACAGGTTGTTGCGTGGTAGCAATACTATATATACTCTCAATCGTTTTATAAACTCAGGGCGGCTCTAGTAGCTAAAAGGTGAAATTGAGTCGTCCTCCTAACATGGGAATACTATTCCCGCCATTTGTTTCCTCCTTCCTATACAAATGAAAAAACACAACACAAAAGACAGAGAAAAGGACACTAGAAATAGTGTCTTTTTTCTTTTTAAAAGTTTGGTAATCTTTGTTGTGTTATTCTACCTTATGTGATATAATTAAAGTAGTTAAAGGAGGAGTTAAAATGTTGTTTAATTTAGTGGTAGGCGCAATTGAAGTTATCATATTGTTTAGTGGTTTGTTCGCTCTTTACATAATTTTTGATATTTTTAGAATTATAGTTAGAAAGGACAATGACAGTATGAAAGCTAGAATCGTCCAATCATGGGCGCATAATACTAGGAGGTATAGAAAATGAAGTATGTTTTAAAATCTAGTGATGGTGGTTATTTTGAAAAGAAACAAGTAATTAACAACGAGACTTACATAATCACTAACAAAGAACAAATAATGGCTAGGGAATTCAGTTTAAAGGATATTAGAGATGGTGTTGTGAATGATTTAGTTTATAAGGCTTCCACTAGATATGGTTTGCATTTTAATTTGATTCAGGTAGATGAAAAGGTGGATATACCGGATTCATATAATGAGATTTTCGATATTTTCAAACGTCAATTATCTAAAGGTATTGAGAAGTATGGTCAAGATGTGGACAAGTCTAACTTGAGTGCAATTGAATGGGTTGATCATAGTCTTGGAGAAGTAGCTGATATGATGGTATACTTGGTTAAACTTAAGGGTGAGTTAAAGAAACTAGTAGAAGTTACTAAGAAGGAGGTTTAAAAATGGTTTATATAAATGTCTTAGATTTGTTGAATAGTTGTGGTAAGTTTCCTGATCCATTGCAAGAAAGATTTGATTTTTTGTTGAAGTATTTTAGTGGCATTAAAGAAGGACGAGCTAACATTGATGAGCTTGAAATGGTGAGTCCTATGCTTCAAAGTCTCTATATAGCAACAAATAATTTGTATAATGATGACACTATTACAAGTGATGTTTGGTTAGTATTTAACAGGGCTACTAATGAGTTTATTAAAGAGTTTAAGTTATTTTGTGAAGAGAACAAGTTGTATTATGGAGATTGGAAATGGTTGGATATAGAAGAATGAGTCCTTGGAAATTACAATTAATCACAGATATTTGTCAGTCAGTTGTAATTCTTATGTTGATATTTTGGGAAAAAGATAAATAGAAAGTGGACAAGGTTCTCTGAAAGGAGGTGATAAAATGGAATTACCAAGAGAGGTTGCAGACTTAGATACACATATTAAATACAAAATGTTGGTTGATGTAGAAATGATTCCTGAGATAATTCATAAAGAGATTAGCTCACTTATTTATTTTGACACCAAACATCTATCTTATTTCGATGCTAAGAGCTATCAAGAGCGTTTAGATGGTGTGTTTGTTAGAATGAATAGGTTGTATGACCTTGCGTATGAGAGCGGGGCGATGAGAAACAACATAATTCAGATAATTTGTGAAGCGGTTGTTGCTCATGAACATGCTAGAATATCGAATTCCATTGAAGAATTTTTAGAAAATCAGAAATAGAAATTAAAAGAGTCCTCATTTTGAGGGCTTTTTATTTTGAAATTAAAACTAGTAAAAGCATGAACCAGTTTAGTAGTTTTGGTTCTTTTGTATGGTAGTTTTGGGGGTAATTGGGTTGAAATTAGGGTAGTTTTGAGTGGTAGAAACAGTGAAGTTTGGTAGTTTGGGAGGGTGGAGGGGTGGACTCTATTTT